ATAGCCAACAATGTATTCAACTGCAACTGGGATGGAATACACACAAGCGACAAGCACATTATTTCAAAGCTGTATGATGCCGGAGTTTTAGTTAAGCAATGAAACTCCTACTCCTAGCGGCTTGGCTGGCCGCTTTTACTCTAAACGAGTTAGCCATATGGGAACAGTCACGCGATCCTGGTGTGTGGCACTGTGAGAAATGTAAATTGTATAAGGTTGGGGTTTATGAAGAGTAATAAATGGATTAAGCGCTCTCTACGTGACATGTATAAGCATATGTACGATCGATGCATGAGTAACGACGAGGCAAGCATGCGCATTGTTCGTAAGAAGTTTAAAGCATTCGAAGATGCAATGATTAAATAACCATAGAGGAATAGAGATGAACAGAGAAGATTACAAGCACAAAAGATCAGAAATGCTAAATAGACACAGTGGTGAAATTGCCGGACTTGAGAGAGAATTTGCGCTTTCAAATAGCGATGTAAACGTTGGTGACATTGTTGTTGACCACATTAGCGCTGTAGATGTGAGAAAGATAAAATACACAACATTTGCCACTGAGTTTCCGTGCTGCGTGTATGAGGGGTATGAGCTAACAAAGAAGATGAAACGAAGAAAGAACAAAAATATTAGATATGTTGATCAGCGCAATGTAAAAGAAGTTATTTCAGTTGATTAACCACAGTAGGTAAGGAGTGACGGGATGAAATACATAACAATGATAATCGCAGCGATGGCGCTTCAGGGATGCCTAGAGATAAAGACAGAAAAATCAGACGTGATAGCCTTTACGCCAATGCAGTGTGAACGTTATGACAATGGGTACGCTGTGAAATGGACATCAATGGATAGCGTTAAAGAGGTATCATCCAGCAAGGCTGTTATTATTAACGAGATTGACGGAAAGATTGTAACAATAACAGATGAGTCAGATTGGTTATGCGAGGCTTTAGGTGATGAGGTGACGCTGAAGTAATTTGCATTAACAACACGCCCTTTGTATAATAAGGGCGTAACAAAGCGGTGTGAGAGTCGCTGAAAGTGGAAAAGTAATTTGGGTTTATAAGTTCTGGTCTTAGTGTTCGTGGGTAACTCTCACTTATGCTTTTCCAGCCCTGAGTTGCTAGGGTCAGATCTTATAAGCCCTTTTTTGCGCCTGCTAGATACTACTTAGCTTTAGCTCTACAGCATAAGCCCTAGAAGGTGCAACCCCCTTCAACGCTCCCGCAGAGATTCATTCCTTTAGCCATCCAGTGCTAATCCGCAAAGAACTGCTTAGTTTCACTGAGTAAACAATCAAAACAGCTCCAGCACGATCGATGCTCTATGTGTGACTGCAAATCCATAGCTTGGGGAATCAGTTTAGGCTGGTTGGTTATGGAGGATTAAGAGGGGGAGCGATTCATCTTGAGCCAATCATGGATGATGACAAACAGCATTGACAATGTACCGATTAGGAATCCATCTTCGTCTGATGTAAAAATGACTGCTGATAAGTGTTTTGATTGAGCCAATTGGTTATAAAGCGTATTAAGATTAGAGCTTAGAGTCTTAAATACTGTCATCGGGGATTAGAAGCCCTCTTATTGATTACTATTGTCTAAAACAAAGGAGCCACAAATGTCACATATTGAACGAATGAAAACTGAACACAAAGAGCTTAAAGAGCTTAAAGCAAAGATTGACGCGCTAAACAAGTTCATCTACAAGCAAGAAGATAATATTTTCGATACGCTTGATAAGGACGAGCAAGTACGTATGGTGCGGCAATTGGCGTTTATGAATGGGTATTTAGGTATGCTTGATTCTCGCCTGTGGGTTGCTCACGGCAATAAATAGCACTATAAGCCCTGCCATGCGCGGGGCTTTAAGCTTATTTACAGGAGTGCGAGTAATGGATAGCAATACGTTTGATTTTAAACCATACAAACCAAACATAATGGCAGACTTTAAATACGGCGATAAGATTTACCTACCGCCAGAATCATACAAGTACCTACTTGGAATGATGCGATTGCCATCAGATACAGATAAGATTGACGTGGATGGTATTGTGTTCATGCAGAATAAAGACCTGACAGATAAGGCAGTTTCGATTTAGGAGTGCGAGTGATGAAAGAGAGAGTAATGCCTCATGCTAGGTGGTGGCAAAGGAGGAATTGGAGAAAATGAAACAAGCACAACGAAGACGATCGCAATACTTTGACCAACGAAAGCGTGAGAAAGAAAGTCGCCATTAGGTGGCTTTTTTTTCGCGTGTTATAATGGCAGAAACAGGAGGGCGCATGATCACACTAGAAGAAGCTAAAGCAGCACTGAAGAACTACGGTCTCAAGATCGACGATAAGACTCTCGAGTGCTATGTCGAAATAGTCAACGAGACAAGCCAGTGCCTGATTGATGCTGGATTATCAGATTGTAAGGTGCATGTAGTCCTCATTAACGCATTACTGCTGCAGGTTTGGTTTGCTGGGCCAGCTAAAATTAGTTCAACATCTGGCGCATCAGGCTCAAGCGTATCGTTTAAATTTGATGACGATCAATATAAAAAGTTGACCAGCCAAATTAACCAGCTGGATAAAGACGGCTGCACTGCATCAATAATCCCGCCAGACCCTAGCAAAGATTCAGCTTACTTCGATGTGGTGTGTGGCTTATGAGTACTGGACAGCGCTCAGTATTGGATATCATGGGTGTGAATGCAGTTTGTACTGTATGGCCAAACGAAGGGCGCAGCGGTTATGGGCAGGTTAGTTTCGGGCTGCCATACACTATCGAGGCTGAGTTCAAATCTAGCAACGGCACGACACGAAATGCATCCGGTACTGAGATAGTATTCTCATCATCATTCTTTACTGAAGAGGACGCTGTTACGACTCTAATCAGGGATGGCGATCGCATACTAAATGGTGATAACACCGCCACTCTTGACCCGATTGCAGCAGGTGCCTATGAGGTGCTTAGCGTGGATAAGTCCAGCCCTGTGCTAGAGGGTGATTTAAATGACTTGGCTGTGAGGGCGTGATATGCCACTTAAAGGGGTCGGGAAGGTCAAACGGCAACTTAATAGCCTTCAGGATGTGGCAAAGCCTGCAGCAAAAACAATGCAGCAGTGGCTAGTGCTAATTGGAACAGAGAGCGCCATAGGAACACCAATAGATACCAGCACCTTAATAAATAGCCAATTCAAATCGCAAGAGGCAATGACAACCTTGGTTAAGGGTATTATTGGGTACAGCGCAAACTATGCCGTTTACACGCACGATACAAAATATCCAATGAACTTTCGAAGGTCTACGGCAAGGAAAGAATACCTGATACTTGCCATACAAGAGACGGAATCGGCCAGAGTGGCAATGCTTCGTCGGAATGTCGATGACTTCATTAAGGGCAACTCATGAACTACAGAACTATTGCTGATTGGCTGGAGGCTTCCGGCCTTGTTACTGGGATTGATATTGGTCGCGGAGTATACATAGAGCCAACAATACCAACGGCTCGTAAAATTTGCGTTATTCCCACTGGTGGAACGGCACCTAGCGATGTTAACAATCAAGTTCTTGCGTCAATATTTTTCATATCTCAGCAAGAGGACAACCCAGAGTCTTTCGAGGATTTGATAAACTCCGTAATTGAGCACTCAAGGTGTAACTACAAGTTTGATGGGTTTAATATCAAGGCGACAACAATGCTTCCTAGTCCGGTTATGACGCAGGGCAATAGGGCGGTTTATGAAATTGGCTTTGTAATGCAATAAGATTTAAAATATACCAGTCATTAACTATGAGGATTTACAAATGGCCGATTGCCCCAACACAGGCGGGAAGTACCTAGGCGACAGAGTTCGCGTTGAGGTTGACCTGACGTTATGTAGCGATGCATACCCAACAGAAGGCGCGTGGAGAAAGATTGGCGCTCTAGCCTCTAGAGACATCGACTTTAACGCCGATACCGTCGAATCAATTACTGACGTTCAGGCTGGATTTAAAGAGACGTACGCAACATTCCAAAATGCATCATTCTCATTCTCTGGCGAGCAAAAAGAGAGCTATATCAACAACGAGGCTCTTTTGGATATGGTTGTGTACCGCGCTCAGCAGCTCGCAGCCAGAAAGCAGCCATCTATGTGGTTGCGAGTAACCACTCCAGCACTTACATATACATTCTGGATTAACCTTATCGGGTACTCAGAAGCAAACCCAGAGGATGCGCTTTCAACGTTCTCTCTGACCATGAACGCAACAGGCTCCGTGCTGCCGCCAAAAGTGGATCGAACACCTCAGCCTTAAGGTTAAGCAATGACTAAAATCCTCAAAGATATAGGTCAGTGCAAGGTAATATCGGGGGGGGTGGAATACATTTTCACCCCCTCTTTCATTAACATTGCGCAGATTGGCGAGCCTGACGAGATAATCAGGAAGTTCAACTACATCTTAGATCAGATGTCCATCAATGAAATATCGTCATCATTCAACTATTACACCAAGGCAGTAAGACTAACTTACATAGCGAGATTATGCCTAAGCACGGCAATTGATATACTGCAGTGCTGCTGTGATAAAAATCTACCAGAATCGCTTGTTGGTGGGTGGGATGATAAAAGCCGTTACGTGCTGTCTAACAAAAGATCCGGAATGCCACCAACTGACATATTGGTTGTTGCTGGAATGCTCATGAAGTTCGGGCTCATCGGTGATGTTGGCGCAAGGTCAAACAGTGGTGATGCATCTAGCGATGGATTTAATGCATTCAAGTTCATTTCTTTTGCTGAGGATCGGCTAGGTAAAACGTCTGATGAAGCAAGAAACATGACAATGGTCCAGTTTCAGCACTCCTTCGACTCTCACTTTCCAGAGGTCAATGAAAGGCAAAAAGACAAAGACGATGCCAAAGAGGCTGACGACTACTTTGATAGAGTTGATGATTTAAGAAAACGTCAGGCGGAGTTGAAAGATGGCTGAAGACTTAAAATATGAACTAGATATTGAATACAAGAAGTTTATCGACGGAAGTCGACAGGCTAACAAAGCTCTTGTTGATATGGATAAGCGAGCCAAAAAGACAGATGCGTCTCTTGATGATCTTTACAACTCAGGGTTGGCGCTTGGCACTCAAATGACCAAGACAGCCAAGGGCGTAAACACCGCAAACAAGTCATTCAGAGCAATGAAAGGGGCAACGTCACAGCTATCGTTCCAGCTTCAGGATATTGCAGTACAGGCGCAGATGGGAACCGACTCACTGATCATACTTGGTCAGCAGGGCCCGCAAATAGCATCGATATTTGGCGCTGGTGGTGCAGTCGTTGGTGCTCTTATTGCCGTCGGGGCGCTGCTTGCAGGTGCATTCTCAAGCAGCGTTGGCAAGGCCGAAGAATCTCTTGATGGATTGATTGAGAGAGTCAACGAGCTTGGGGTTGCTGAGACTGAGCTTTTAAGGGTTAAGCTCTCAGAAGAAATACTACGAATGTCAGAAGAGGTTCGCGGGGCAGAAGCTGAGGTCTCAGTGCTTAACGACGAGCTTGAAAAGCAGAGAAGCACATTAAAAAGCCTGTCAGATGGCACGGCAACTGGTTGGTTAACTGACTTTTTGCCAGTTGCAGATCAGGCCAATGAAAAAATAAACGAGCTAAGCCGAGAGCTGATCGAGGCAAAAGGCAATACTGAAAGAATCACAGCAACATACGAGAAGTACAAGCAGTTACTTTCTGATATATCCAATGGGAATATTGAGCATGCAAACGCGCTCAAAAAGTCCACGGAAGAATTTAACGACCTTAGCAAGTCCTTGGCATTGCAGATTGAGCTTGTTGGAAAATCAGAGGTTGAGCAGGCAAAAATAGCTGCAGCATATCAGCTTGGGTCTGAGGCAACGAAAGAGCAAAAGCAGGCTGTAGACACGCTAATTGAGGCTTACTACAGAGAGCTAGAGGCAACAAACCTGAGAAAAGAAGCTCAAGCACAAACAACAAAAGAGGCCGAGAAAAACGCCCAACTAATCGAGTCACTGTCTAACGCTTACGAAGTGGCGGCACTAAAGGCTGGCGGGTACAACAAAGAGGCATTTATTCTTGCTCAAACGCAAAAGCTTGCGGCAAGCGCAACCGACGAGCAAATAGCTAAGACAAAAGAGCTTTCAGCTGCACTGTTTGAATCTCAGCAGGTGCGAAGCACAGAGCAAGGCCAAGCATTCTTAGATAGCCTTCTTTCACAGCAAGCAACAGAGCTTGAGTTGATCGGAATTCACGAACAGGCAAAGCTTGATCAGGCGATGGAATTTTACTTGCAGGGACAGACTACGTTCCAGCAATACCAAAACTCACTGACCGCAATAGGAGAGAACGCAGCAGCAGCAAGGATGGCGCTAGACAAAAAAGAGAATGACTTGAAGTTAAGCGGCTTAGCGTCAATGTTTGGCAATCTATCTGTACTAATGAATACAGAATCAAGAAAGATGTTTGAGATAGGCAAGACGGCTGCTATTGCTGAAACGATAGTTAGCACATACAGCTCAGCTCAAAAGTCATATGACGCAATGGCAAGCATTCCATACGTTGGGCCCGCGCTAGGCGCTGCTGCTGCTGCTGCTGCAATCGTTGGCGGACTTGCTAGAGTATCCGCAATAGAGTCGCAATCATTTAGCCGAGGCTCTGTATCTGCGACAGGTGGAGACCTTGGAGTACCTTCTGCACCATCAGCGCCAGAAGCAAGCCAGCAACAGGCTAACAGGCTAGATATTAACTTCACTGGCGTGTCTGATAGCAAGGTCGGCTTCGTGCTTGCTGAGGTGTTAAATGATAGTATTGCAGAGGGCGCGCAAATAATAACGGTGAATCAATCATGAGCTTAGTTATAACCCAAAATATTTTACTAGGTGCCAAGGATTGCCCTGTTATAAAACCACACTTCGCAAGGATCGGGTGGAACACAAAGACGGACTCCATATCAGCTAGCAGCGAGGCTGCTGGTTTTGAGGCATCTAATGCACTGTCAATAGGTGATCATCAGTACTGGATGCCAACAGCAATGCCAGCAACAGCAGAAATAACCCTGTCAGGTTCAATATCTTTTATTGGAATAGCTGCATCCGACCTTTCCGCTAAAGGCGTAACAGTTAAGGCCGAATACTTTGATGGATCTAACTATCAACTGATCAGCGAGGTTATACCAGGCAACGACTACGGGCTAATGTTTATTTTTGATGAGCTTACGACGGAAAAGATAAGGCTGACTTTTTCAGGGGTTGAGATACCTCAGATTGGCGTGATACAGGCTGGTGATGTGATTACAATGCCTGCAAATATTGAGTCTGGATACCTTGATTTAAAGCTAGGCAGAAGCACCGTATTTGACAACAACCTATCAGAAAACGGCAAGCTTTTAGGTCGAAGGGTTATAAGAACATCACTATCGGGAACTCCGGAGTGGAAGGTTGTTGAGTATGATTGGGTAGCAAAATACTTTACAGATTTCATGGATTACGCGGAAACTAGCCCGTATTTTTTTGCGCAAAATCCGCAAGAGGAGCCTGATTCCGTTTATTACTGCTGGTCAAATGACTCGTTGTTTAAGTCGCTTGGTAGAAGAAATCGCCAATACCTGCCTGTAAAAATACCAATGGAGGCATACCTTGGGTGATTACAACAGAGAGCCTATAACAATAGTTGAGATTGACCCTGATTTTTGCGGTAATACCTACGGGATCGCACCATGCACGGCGATTATTTCAGAGTCATCAACTGGCCAGAAGTGCTTTAACACCTATGTCACATGCCAAGATCGAGAAAACTACGACCGGCAAACACAAACTCTTAGATTTGTAGCGCCACACTCTAACTCAATGATCGCCGGTGTTAACCTGCTGCCTCTTATATCAACAAACAGAGAGGGGAAGGTGAGTGTCAGCGCAAGCCCAACAAAGGTTAACATTGGCGGGGCAAGTGCTAACTCGTCACCGCTGGGCAAGCGCGAGACTGTCACAATCAAGATGCGTGACATGCCATACAACGACGCGATAGTTGACCCGTACCGTGATGAACGACCATACAACCCAGTTGATAAAGGTACGTTTTGGCCCAAGTGGCTAGCTAGAAACCCGTATTATCAAGGTAGAAACATTCGCGTACTTGAGGGGTTTGCAGGTCAACCTCTCGGCAGTTTCAGGGCTCGTCATTACATCATCGATTCAATAACGCAGCCAGACAGCAGCGGCAGCGTAACAATCAAGGCATTCGACATACTTCGCAAAACGGATGGTGACAAAGCCAAGTACCCAGAAGTTATAAGATGCTCCCTATCTTCGGATGTAGATGCAAGTCAGACAACGATACAGGCGGCTGGCGCAGCGTCAGATTTTAACGTGTCCGATCCAATCATAAGCTATGGGTTTATTAGGATTAATGACGAGGTTATAGCATTTGGATCGGTGTCTGATATCGGCGGTGGTCTAATCCAGTTTAATGGGTGCACCAGGGCCACAAATGGAACTGAGGCATCAGATCACAGCGCTGAGGATGATATATTTCGGTGCGTTAGAGTGGCTGGTAAATCATGGAAGGTCGCCGCGTGGCTGCTCGAGGGGCCAGCAAAGATACCAAGCCAGTACATCGATAACGCCGCGTGGGATGCTGAGTGTGAGCCTTGGATTAACACGTTTGATGTGAGCACATTACTAACCGAGGCTGCTGACGTTAACAAGTTGGTCTCTGAGCTTACCCAGCAATCACTGTTTTATATTTGGTGGGACGCTTACGAGCAAGAGATCAAGATTAAGCCCTTTCAGCTACCAGGCGACAACGTGACAAAAATAAATGACACAGAGAGCATTCTTGCCGGAACATACAAAGAAAGCGTTGATGATAAATCAAGAAAGACGCAGGTTTGGGTTTTCTTTGGTCGACGCGATGCAACTGAAAGCCTAGATAAAGACTCAAACTATACAAACCTACAGGTTAATGCTGACGAGGATGCGGAGTCTGATAATCAGTATGGTGAGCCTAGGATTATGAAGATCTATTCTAGATGGATAAACAACTCAACGCAGGCGCTAACTCTCGGATTTAGATTACTAGCAAGATACAGAACCCCACCAAGGATTGTAACCATCGAGCTTGATAATAAGGATGGTCTGCTTGGGGTTGGTGATGTTCTGGATGTTTCACACAGAAATCTAACCGATGTGTTTGGTGATCAGATAGAGCGGCGATTCGAAGTGATCAGCAAGGAGGACTCAGTTATGGGTCATAAGCTGAAGGTTGACGCACAGCTTTATGACTATGCCGGTGATGTTTCTTTGAGGTATATCAGATACTCGCCTAGCGATTACACACCAGATTACAGCAGCGCCACACAAGAAGAAAAAGACACAGGTTACTATTACGCCGACAGTAATGGTAAAATGCCTAATGGTGATGACGGATATAGGTACTTTTAATGGGATTCACAATACTAGATCCTCAAGATGTTGCGCCCGGCAAGGCTGGTAAATCAGAGCACGCGTTGATTTTCTACGACAACCCAATAGCAATAGCAGCGGGCGCGGCGGGAGCTCCAAAAGTGCAAAACGCAGCAATTGCCACTGGCGCAGTGACAAACGATAAAGTCGCAAATTCCACCCTTGGTGCGGAAAAACTTCAGGCTGGACAGGATGAGGTCAACTGGGTTCTTGCTAGGGTTGCAGCGACTGCATTTGACGCTGTTGGTTCTTATGTTATGGCGCAAGCTAATGTAGGGACGGGCGGTACTGGTGGGGCTCTTGTTGCTGGATCTCAATTATTTGCTAGCGATGTCGAGGGAAACGCCTTGGGCGGAGGGCTTAGTGGGACATGGCGCATTATGGGGTACATAAGCGGCGGTGGCCCCGACCTAAACGTAAGCTTAGTCTTGAGGGTGGCATAATGATTCAGGCGAGAAACCTAAAGTTAAACAAAAATGGCACCATAGATCTTGAATTTAATCATCATATATTTGGGTGGATACCGTTCACTGCATCCAAAAATGACTGCGAGCCGCACGGCGTTGAGATATACCAGCGGGCAATAAATGGCGATTATGGTGAGATAAAAGAGGCATCAGAATGAAATCAGCATATCAGTTTTTCGTCTTAGATAAAGGCATTGAGCAGCCATTCTCATCGATAGAGGTTAGGCACGATGGTGACTTAGTTCCTATTTACTCAGATAAAGACGGAGCTCCAAAGGCAAACCCATTTCAAACAGGTGATGACGGTTACGCCTTGTTCTACGCAGACGCAGGCACCTACAACATCAAGGCGTCTTATTCCGGTAAATCGTTTGAGTTTGTTGATGTGCAAATCGGCACTCAAACATCAAATAACGTGGTTCAGCGTTACTATCTGACATCTGACACATCAACGGTATCAAAATCCGGCGCGATTTTTGGTGCATCAGTTTATGTTGATGGCGATTACCTACCTCCTGACAACGGTGACGGTGTAGTTAATTGGTCTATCACAAGTAACGAACTGGGCACTATTACGTTCACACCGCCAATCACGGCAAGCGTTGGTACACCTAAGACGATAACCGTTTATTGGTACTCAGAGACTAACGACGCTGTGCTTGATCTGCAGGGTGGACTGATAACCTATTACCAAGGTCAGTTTGACGCGGCCGTTGCAGGTTGGGACGCCGACGCCGATGCATCACTAACAGCTAGAGAGTCAATCTGGGATAACTCACTCGCACAAAAAGAGTCTGAGTTTGACATTGCAATATCAGGAATTGATGGTGTAGATATTGGGCTGTACTCAACGAACCCAACGTACACAGCTTACAATCAGTACACAACATACGATAGGGCTGGGACAATTGAGCGCTGGTATCTAAAGCAATCTGTCCCACTTGGTTACATCGTTGACTCTGTAGCATACCCAGACCCGCAAAGTGATAGTGCAAATCTATACCCTAGCGATCAGGTTACAGAGCAGTATGTAAATGACAGGGCGTCTCTTGCAAACCTGCTTTCAAACCATAACTTCTTAATTCAAACACCTGACGATTCACAGCCGCAACCAGATGCGACACCTAGAAGCTACCCGCCGTCGTTTGAAATCTTTTCTGGCGTATTTGCCAATGAAACAACCGGCATTACAAACCTTACTTACATTGATGGACGGTTATCATTCTCTGGCGGTGATTTTTATTTTCCCGTACCAAATTCAGGCGGCCTTGAACGATTAACCAACTTTGTTGCGTCGGTGGCTGACTTTGACGGCAAACCACGAACTCGAGGCGTTTCTTATGCGCTTGTTGGTGATGAATACCGTATCACCGTGACAACCGATGCGCTTGAAGATGTTAGTGCTAATCCAACCCCTTTGGGTTCTGTGAAGTTTGAGCAGGGGAGCGTGGCAACTGGGCATGGCATACAAAGGCCATCGCCATTTAAAGTTTTCTCTTCTCTCTTTACGGATGGAACATACACAGAACTCAACGTGCATAGCACTTCTGTTGGGGATCGCATTGCTGTTGATGATTACGCGCCCGGCAATAACTCAGGCGTATTATTTTTCAATGTTGTAGCTGATGGGACCGGCACTGCTGATGGCGGTAAGTTTGTTCAGGGTTCTGGCTTTCAATTAGAGCAGATAATGAAGGTAGCCCCGACTGCCAAGGATTGGGGCGCGAAAGGAAACGGCGTAGATTATGATGATGCTCCTTTTGCAGCAGGGAAAAACTATCTTAGATCTGGGCAGGAAACTAAAGAGTTAGTTATTCCAGCTTCTAAATACAAGTTTCAGAGCCAGTTTGAGTATGATATTTCTCAGCTTAGAGTAAATGGACAATCTGCAATATTAGATTTCTCAGATGTAACATCTGGAGCTGCTGTAAGAATAACCGGGGGCAGCAGAACAATTTCTGGCGCGCCATTCCTAAACGGTATTAACCCGCTGAGTGGAGTTGAGATAATTGGCCCTGGCAAAGCCTCTTCAGGATCTCAGGGGGTTTTGTTTGATGATGACGACATACAGGGGTCAAATGACGTTACTGTAAAAGATGTAATTATTCATGACTTTGAAACGGATCTAGTTCTGGGTGATAACGCTTACCATCTTACATTTGAGTCATGCTCGTTCTTCTTTTCTGGAACATGTGTGACAGCAGAGCAACACAGCAACGCTGGAGCAAGGACTGTATTTGATCATTGTAGATTTTTTAATTCTGATAATGGTGCGAACCTGAAAAACGCATCATCAGGCAGCACTAGCTTTATCGGGTGTGTGATTGCTGGTATATCAACTGTTGATTTTCTTATAGAAGGCGGAAATCTTGAAGTCGCATATTGTGATATTGAGACAGGCGGCAGTCAACCATCAGATCACAGGGTTTTATGGGTTAATGGTACAACTTCATTTAGCTACATATCGTGGGATAGCAATAATGTTGCTGTCAAGAATGCAACCACGGTGCCGGTTTTCGATATCGACTCACCTTGCTTTCTAAACATGGTAGGCGGTGAAGCGTTCATCAATGCATCAAGTACTGGTGGCGTATTTGGATCAACAGGTTCCGGTACGGGTTCAATAAACATCCTAGGCACATTCCTTGATTATGGCTCAAATCCTTTGGAGTTATTCAACGGAGCGACAATTAACGTTCACCGTTTTTTACCGAATCTGAACACGATAGTTTCAAATGCATCATATAACACCACTGGCAATATGACAGCCGCCGAGGTCAAGTCTAGCAATGGTTTGTTTACAAATGATGACTATACGGTACAAGTAACTGCACTATCAACGTGGACTAGCTTAGGTTATGCCGCTTCACAATCTGGACTGTTAATTATTAAGGATAAAACTTCGGGAGGCATGGCTACATATCAGTGCGATGTTGGAACAGGGATTTGTATAGAAATTGCAAACAATATAACTGGGCTAACCTCTGTAGGTTACCCATCTGGTGTTTTATCTGTTCAATTGAGTAGCGGGACAATACCGAGAAACTTAAGCGTCTGCCTGGTTAGCGTATAAACAAAAAGCCCTCACCTCACACCGAGGGCTTTTTTCATTTAAGGCTATTACCCAAAACCTGCAAACCAACAACACAATTAACCCATACGCGGCTTTCAACCATTGAATATCCGTAGTATGCACATAAAAAGCCCTACATCACTTAGAGTGTCTTGTATTTCTATGCTTGCGAGTAACGTGCATTAGCTGATATTCGCCATCCTTCTCTATAACAACATGCTTTTCGTTGTCATAATCAAGCTTGAACTCATTAACAAAAAGCCTGTCCTCTCCGATAACGGGCGCAAGTCGATATGCGTTAAGCTTTAGCTCGTTCATAAGCTTTGGGATTGATGTTATTTTCATTAGAATGTTAACCCCATGTGAACCTCGTCGACCTTACCAAGAAATTTAAGAAGCACTTTACGCGACTCGTTTATCAAGTCCTCAACATCACATCTATAAGTTCTAATAATGAATAGCCCTCTCTCATAATTTCGGTCGTCATAGCTTGCGAAGTCCCACCATTTGACGCTGTCAGATAGAATCATAGGCCCAATAACTTGCCAGAAATATTCTCGTGGAACTTCATCGTTAAGTAAGTATTCAACATGCTTTTTACCGTTAGGGCACTTCGTTTCAAGGCCGCCAACTATAACACCGCCGACCTCGTGGATTGCATCAGGAGAAAACTTAAGGTTGCCGACCCAGTCACAAATAAGCATTCCACACTCTGTGAATTCAATTTCTCTCTCATTTGATGCTGCCTTTATTGCGAATGGCTCAAGCTCCTTACCTCGTATCACTGCTGATGTATTAAGCTCTACGACCTCATTTTGTGACATACGCTCAGATAGGAGCTCATACATCAGTGTGTTTTGAACCTTCTCATCGCCAAGTTTCCAGCATGATTTACGAGCATCCCACTTAGCACCAATAGCACTTTGAAGCCTTGTTCCAGTAACCGATCCGAATCTCTCATCGTGCCATTCCAGAGAACCTTGTTCGACATTTAACTTATGCATTTAGCTTCCCCTTCATTTCATTCTTAAGTGCATTTAGCTTTGGCTTGATGTGCTTAGGTATTGCCATAAACACATTCTGAAGCATTCCAATATCAGTGCAGTCACGTAATTGCTGCTCATAACCCGACGTATCCTCTCCGACTGATGGCTTTGATTGTCGTATTCTAAGTGCCATTTGCTCTTGGCCAAAAGCTTTGACCTTTGTTGCGAAAACTTGAATGTATTGATTGCACCAACCGTCATAATTGTCGCCATACAAACTAGCAATTGTTCTGGTGTTGGTTATATTCAAAACCATAGGCGGCGCATTAAAAAACTGTATTACCGGTACCTTTTCCTTTTTCCCATTTGTGTTTCTAATTTCTTGAATTGCAACATGGTTAATCTGTGCCACTAACTCCTCGCCTTCATTAAGATTGTGAGAGCCAAGAAGCATCGTTTTGCTTTCAAACAGATTTCTCCAGTGCGTAGTCTGTGATGGCTGGTAAACTAAGTTGCTCATATTTAATCCCTAACTCTGTGTTGTGTGACACAATATTATGGGTTATGATTCTCTGTGTCAAGTGACGCAAGGAGATGTTTCAATGAATTATGAAGAGTGGAAAGAGGCGTTTGGAGAAATGCTTGAAGACGATTGGAGACTATCAGGAACAAAGATGAGCTTTGTTAACTGGTGTAAAGATGTATGGGATAAAAGGATGGTAGAGATACAAATAGAGGCGTATGAATACGCTAAGGGTATGTAATGGAAATAATCAGCAGTAGAACAAACTCCCTAGCCGACGCAACCAGGTCAACGCTGGGTGATAAAACCAAGGCGGAACACATTCAATCACTACGGAGACAGGCTCAATCATGGCGAACAGTAAGCGCAAGTGCGGATACTGCGGGGAAAGGAAGCCAGCAGAAACAATGCATATAGTCGGGTGTCAGGCGTTTTGCAATGTCGATCACTGGATTGAAAACCAAGTTAAGAATAAGGACAAGCTGGTTAAACAGGGACAGAAGATTCAACGTGCCGAGACGAAAAAGAAAAAGGAAAGCATCAAGACTAGAGCTCAGTGGCTTAAGGATGCGCAATGCTGGTTTAACCGATACATCCGCCTTAGAGATAAAGGTGATCCCTGTATAAGCTGCGGCAGGCATCATCAAGGGCAATATCATGCTGGTCATTACCTTAGTGTAGGAGCTAACCCTGAATTGCGGTTCATTGAGATCAACAATCACAAGCAATGCGCCCCATGCAATAACCACCTGTCAGGCAATATAGCAAACTACAGGCCCAGCCTGATAAGGAAGATCGGATTAGAAAAAGTGGAATGGCTGGAAGGGCCACACGAACCAGCAAAGCACACTATCGATGACTGCAAAAAGATAATCAAAACATACAAACAGAAGTGCAAAGAGATAGACTAACCAACCAGCCGCTTATAACCTAAGCGGCTTTTTTGTGCGTTTTATATTTCAAATCGTTACTTGCGTTACGATTAACGTAACGCTATAGTTATTGCATCGAAACGAAATACACAACGAGGCAAACATCATGACATACGCAATTATCCAGCACGGTTACGCAATATTTGGCACTGGAGAGACTTTATTTGATGCTGTTGAGGATGCAAACTTAAACCTAGAAGCTCCAGTTGAATATGAGAATATTGAAATGCTAGAACGCTCAAGCCGCGTCGCTGGTAAAATTTACTGGACGACAGATCAAGAAGAAATCGAATCTTATCAGGAGTAAGTATTGAAGTGTTTGATGTGCCCTACTGAGCTAGGGCAGTTCGCTGGAAAGCGGAAGTATTGCTCAGAAGCTTGTAAACAAAAGGCCTATAGAGAGAGAAAAAACAATGAACTTAATGATAAAGAGCCAAGCCATAACAATGAGCAGCCGAGAGATTGCGGAGTTGACCGGCAAGGAAAAGAAGACGATTCACAGGGATATTAAGTCAATGGCCGATCAGCTTGGGTATGGTACAGATGTGTACCATGATTCAAAGTTCGGAATTACACTTAAGCATGATGGTCGCGGTTATTGCGAAATGATCTACTTAGACAGGAAGCATACTGACTGCCTTCTTACTGGGTATTCGGTAAAGGCAAGAATGAGGGTTATTGAGCGATGGCATGAGCTAGAGGGCGGTAATAAGCCAGCACTACCCCAAACATTTGCGGAAGCCCTCCAATTAGCCGCCGACCAAGCCAAGCTAATTGAAGAAGCTAAACCGAAAGTTGAGTTCCACGATACTGTAACCCAGTCTGAGCACACATACAAATACCAAGAGGCTGGCAAGAAGATACAGCAACGCCCTAACAAGTTTGTTGCATGGCTACGTGACAATGGATATATCGACAAGCTAAATACGCCTTATCAACGGTATATAACTCAAGGCCTATTCAAGATGCACACCGGAGTTAATGGCGACACTGGCCATGAATACACGCAAGGCCGGGTAACCACGAAAGGTTTGAGTTACTTCACTAACAAGCTTGAGGGGATAAAGCTATGAGAGTACTAACACTAACGCAATTCAAAGCAAATCTTGATAAGGCCCATACAAAATACCGCGAAGTTCCTTGTGGTGATGTGACAAAAATAATGATCTACGGCCTTAATGCGCCAGAAGTATGGAAGTTCAAGCAAGGTAAATACTGGGGGAGAGAATGAGTTGGATGAACGCAGATCAGCGCCGTATATGCCTATTCATCATAAGGCACCCATTATGGCCAATAGAACAATACTCAATTCATCTACGTGTGACTGAGCGACAGGTTGTTAAAGCATACCAAATGCTGAACATGGACCCATGCACCAAGCCAAAGAGCTGCATAGGCATCACATTAATGACAGGCAGTGAGTATTCAGAGGTAACAAAGGCTCTAAGAAACATAGCTAACGGGTTTGGTGCGAAGTTCAAGCAATGCCCAGAGTCTGTTATGTGGTCAATGATTAAGGGTGACACAGAAATAACCGAACGATTACGGATTGGCGACTGGAAGAATATTTACGATAAAGGCCAAGTTTTAGAGGTAATGCGATGAGTGAATATGAGCAGCTAATGAACTCCGCCGCTAAATTATTCATGACGGACACATTCGACAATATGCGGCAAATCAACCAGGCATTCGTAAGTTACATTCAGAACAGGGTCGATTGTTACTCCAGAGAGGCAATAAGACACGATTCAGTTCAATGCCTAAAGGTGGTCACATCTGGCAGGGTGTGGAATGACAGGAAAGGCCGAATAAAGCACGACCACGCCGAACTTGAGGAGATACGCCGAGTTACAAAGGATACACAGAGGTCAAGCGATACAGATACAACCGAGTTAGTTAACTATTTACGAAGCATTAAAGGGGTAAGATGATGAGTTTAAATAAAATGTTTGATGAGTTTAACGAGCTGTATGGGCTAACAAAAAAGCCAGTTAATCACGATCTTAATTCAATGTACAAACTAATTAGCGATGAGGTTGAAGAGCTTAGTTTTGATATAGATTTTGATAAAGGTTCAGATTGCATCATAAAAGAGGCCATCGACACTATTTATATCACCTGCCAACAGCTACGCGAGCGCGGCGTAAACGTCGAAGCAGCGCTCGCGGAGGTTCACAGGAGCAATATGAGCAAGCAAGTTCTTTGGTCATCCAGCTCAGAGCTTGAGACGGCAAAGCGTCGATACCCTAACGCAGAGCTTGTTGAGAACGGAGAAATCCTTGTGATGAAATGCGCCGACACTGGAAAAGTAATTAAACCAACCACATATTCACCGGCGGTAATAACTCCTGAAATGTGGAGTGATACTGATATCTCGCAGGAGCCAGTAGAGGTTGTAAAGGATGATTTCGCAGGGTTTAGGTGTGCAGCATGTAATGGCGGAATTCTTATAGGTAGAGTTAAGACTGATGACAATAAAGATCCGTACATGTGCGACAAGTGCGGCGAAACATTCCCATTTTAATTGATGTGTCGATATTGTTTTAAGTGATGTTTATTAGGAGTGAGAGATGAGTGACCTAAAAGGAAAAGTAATTGATGTGATCTGGTCATGCAATACAAAAGAACAGCTAGAAAATGCTATTACCTACTCTAGGTTAGCTATAAACGCAGCGAAATCATTCCAAAAAATGGAATGGCTTATAACATTTGAACGAACTATAGCAATAACTCAATATAGATTAAGAGCTGAAGCCAAATAACCAGAGGCGTTAACGCGCCTAATAAGGATAACTATGTGGACAACCACTGAAGAAAATAAACTAATCGGCATAATGGGTGATATGACAATTTCCCAGATAGCAGAAGCTATGGGCCGAACATACTGGAGTATTAGCTACAAACTAAAAGAGCTAAAATCTCGAGGTGTGATCGAACGTAAACCGTACTTCAGAAAAGACATGGTGTTCTAATGATTGATTACGCAGCCCAAAACGCCCTAGCATCGATAGCCAGATGCTGCATAAGTGAAATCGCAGTACTCAGGAAGACATCAAAGAAGCGCGTCAGCTCATCCGAAATATCAGGGGTAATAAGCAGTAAGTCAGATACATTAAAGTGCCTAGGTGTTGATACGCAGGCACTCAAGCATGAAATAGCAAAGCAGTCCGGCGTATTAAAAGAACGCGAACCCAAGTCATACGAGAAAAGCACAAAGGACGGATGGGTTGTTTACGAAGATTGCCAGGAACTACGTGACAAGCTCGATGCTCACAACCACAAAATCAAGCGTGTATCCGACATGTTGAGCTCTGGCATGACTATCAAGCAGACAGCTGAGGCTATGGCGCCATCGCCGGAATGGATTAACTACTGGCGTGAGCGGATAGTTGAGCTAAGTAACAAAGGAGTGGTTTAGTGATTAGCTACATGATTGAGATTATCGAGGTCGAGTCTGGAGAGGCTTATTACTCGCAAAAAATGGATTATGGGAGTGCTGTCACACACTGCCAAGACGGTAAGGAGGAAACTGGTGATGAATATACGCATAATTTTTACGTTATACATTGAAAACATGATCAAGGAGTTGATATAATACATACGTACCTTTTGGTGCAGCGGAGTTGAAAGACCGCTTAGAAAACAATGACAGAGGGTTTAGTTAGTAGCAATCTCGGTGGGCTTTGGTCTGTCAGGTTGTGCCCCTCTTTCAAACGGGGTTGTTACTACCTAAGCCCTTTTTTATGCCTGTTAGATGGCCTTTTGGTTACTGGCAGCAGTCTAGCGAAGACTTAAACGCACAAAGCAGGATAACAACTAACCTCCTGCGGCAGGCATAAATCCCTTCTAAGCCTCTTCACTGAGTTCACACCTTAGCCTACAGTAGCTATCCGCCCATACTGCCGGAGTTGACCGGAGACCAAACAAGACAATTTATCTGGAATGGATCGTTTGACGTTAAGACGCGATAAACAGAGCTTGGTGTCCTTGAAAGCGAAAGCGGACTGATGTGCGAACATCTAAAATATGGCCTGATACTAAACCATCCATTCTTTTAAATTAAATGACCCTTTGGTATTTCAAGGACAAGGTCTTAATTGACCTTATTGTTAAAAGGAAACTTTATGAGAAGTGGGCGAATGAGTATGTCCTATGCCGTTGATAGCTTATCACTTGTTGACGGTGTTTTAGTTAGAAATGACGGTAAAAAGATGTCCTTAACAAAGCATAGTGATGGTTACGATATTGTCCTTCATGGAAAGTATCAAAATACATACCATAGAATTGTTTACTGGTTGTCTACAGGTGAGGATCCGAACTACATAGATCATATTGATGGCAACCCGGAAAACAACGCTATAGAAAACCTAAGGCCTTGCAATCAGAGTCAGAATAATGCCAATACTGGGATTAATAAGGCTAACACCAGCGGTTACAAAGGGGTGACTTGGAACAAGTCTTGCGGGAAATGGCACGCCCAGATTAAAGATAATAAGAAGCGTGTTTATCTAGGTGTTTACGATGACATAAAAGATGCAGCGAAAGCCTACGATGATGCGGCGGTAAGAATATATGGCGAATTTGCAAAAACAAACAAAATGCTTGGCTTGCTTTAAGCTTGCTAAGGTCTTAGATGAACTATTACCTAAAGGAAAGTAATGATGAAAAAGGCTCTGGATGCATGTTGCGGATCAAAAATGTTTTGGTTTGACGGGAATAACCCATTGACGGTTTTTCAAGACAAGCGAGAGCTTGACACCACCCTTTGTGATGGTCGTCAGTTGGTGGTTAAGCCTGATGTTATCGGTGATTTCACAAAGATGCATTGGCCAGACGATAAATTTAAAATTGTTGTTTTGGATCCGCCACACTTTGATACTGGCGGCGATTCTGGGTGGCAGGTGCTTAAGTACGGTCGATTACCAAAGGGAGAAAAATATTGGTCTGAATATTTAACCGATATGTTTGCTGAGTGCTTTCGCGTGCTTGAAACTGATGGCGTTTTGGTCTTTAAGTGGAATGAGACGCAAATACCGGTAAGCAAGGTGTTGGATTGCTGCAATTACAAGCCAATGATAGGGCATAAACGGGCTGGTAAAAGTGCTGACACGCATTGGATTTTATTCATGAAGAGTGACTTAATGAAAAATGCCTAGCCCATTAACACTAAGAAAGTACATAGCAAAGACTAATAAGAAGATAACGAACCAGAAAAACAAACTCATATACAGCAAAGAGACAAGCGACAAGATAGCCGCCAGTGATGAGATAAGGCGGCTCGAGTCGAAGCTATTGCACTTTGAGCAGTCATTGATATTTGAGAAAGCAAAGATAGGGAAGTGATCACCTTCCCTTTTATTTTAATTCTGGGTGTGTATAATGTATGTACCAACTACACAATAATTACACGGGAGTAGATATAGTGGGGCTTTGTAGAACAAACGTAATGTTGGATAACGAGCTGTGGAAATCTGCCATTGCTGCAGGCAAGGATGACGACCGATCGGGAAGTTGGATACTAAACCGAGCTCTCGAAGCATATTTGAACAAAGGCAAAAAGAAGGCGAAGCCAAAAGCTAGCACGCCTGCAGTAACAGAGCCTGCAGTGATGTTCATTCCGCTTAACTCTGGTGAGCATGGTGTAACTCAATCAGACATTGATAAATACATTCAGTTGTATCCTGCAGTCGATATTTCTGCAGAGCTCCGAGCGATGATCGGATGGTGTGACGCTAACACTCAAAACCGTAAGACAGCATCGGGCATCAAGCGGTTTATCAATGCATGGCTTAAGCGAGCTCAGGACAAGGGAGGTAACGGGCTGGGGAATGCTCAACAATCTGGGTTATCACGAGTAACGCAGAAAAACCTTAATAACCTAGAAGGCGACTGGTAATGAACGAGCAAGATAAGAACCAATTTAAAACTTTAATGGTTGGTGCGGGCGAGACTTATGGCAAGGAAGTAACCAAGCCATTACTGCAGATCTACTTCGGCGCACTGCAGTCATACCCAATTGATGATGTTGCTGCAGCATTCAGTAAGCATCTAGTTGATCCTAAACACGGCACATTCTTCCCTAAGCCTGCAGATATTGTTCGTCAACTGTCAGCTAACGAGCAAAGCGCTGAGGATAAAGCCGCTCTAGCATGGCTGCAGGTGGAAAACGCAATTCGTCGCGGTGGTGCATATAGCAATCTTGAGCTTGAAGATAAGCAAGCTCTTGCTGCGGTAAAGAATATGGGCGGCTGGCGCTCACTGTGCATGAGCCTTGAAAGTGAAATGCAGTGGAAGAGGAAGGAGTTTATTAGTCTTTATGAAACATTCGAACGAACGCCTATCGAATTGTTACCAAGCAGCTTGCCTGGAATTGCTGAAATCGAGAATCACAAGAAAGAATCGAAAGGACAAATGAAATCTCTTGTTGATGGCATGAATAAATTCCGCGCAGATCATGGACTTCCAGATCTTGGTGATGTCAATGAGCATTAAATTTCACGAATGGTCAGAAGAGCAATTGACCTATCCAGAGTTTTACAAAACAGGTGATCGTGATTGGTTGGGGGAGACAGCTATCAAGGCTAGCATTCGAAGCTCGGAAGCTGGCCTGTAATGAGTATCGAGAGGTTTACTTAAAACAGGGTAGAAATGTCGCCAACCAGTGGTTACTTGATTACTGCAATGAGCATGGTCGACAGCATGACGCGCCGGTGCAATCCATAACAAGTACCAATGCAAACCCACTGCAAGACAAGATAGATCAGATACGAAAACAGCCAAACCGCCAGAGAAAGACAATACTCGGAATGGCTGGTAAATAACCACTAAACACTGGAGAGAGATGATGAACAAGATAGAGCAAATGATTCACGATCAGATTCTTGATTACCTAAAGTCCGATGGCTGCAACCCATCAGCAGCACTGACTGCGGCAAAAAAAGGAGTTGAGCATTTCAAAAAAGGGAACCTTAAAGACCCGTATTTCGATAGCCTGTGTCATGCCGGTATGATTTGGGCACAGCATCACGACGGTAAGTATAAGTTCAAGAAGCCTAAAAAGGTTGGCGGAAAGCCGTTCTCGTACGGAAAGCCGAAGGCCCGTAAACACCCTAAAGATCAAGAAGCATTATTTTAAATAAACTAGATAGTGGAGTAAGTGATGATAACAGATAATGAATTTTACTACTGGTCAACTGAAGAGTCTCACTCTGACAATAACGAGACTATGTGTGATTTTCTGAACAATGATTTAACAGATGATTATGTAGTCACGTATGAAGATGGCACGTATGCAGAGATTCAGGAGGTTGATAGCGGTCATTGTTGGGAGGTTCACGCTAGCGGTGATGGGGATTTCTTTAATCACAAGGTTCAATTTGTTCCGATGGGTATTTTTTAGATTGTCATATAGGGGATAGAGAATGAGCGCAAAATTATTTGAAGCTGGAGAAGAGGTTTATGTTCTTTCCGGTTCTACAGGCAATCAAGAGGAAACGGTAATCATTGAGATAATAAAAGGGCCAATAAGAGTTAACTTCAAAGATGGAACAACTCTTGGGGTTGTTGATTTGGCATATCGACTTGATGGTGGATATAAAGGCGTATCAACCGTGATCACAACTCAAGACAAGCTGCGCAAGAAACCAAAACCATCAGAATACAAATTCGATGATCTGATAAAAGAAATTAACGATCTTGTTACAGTGTAAATAACCCACAGGGAGAGCATGAAATAATGGCGCTTGAGCAGATCATAAACCAATTTAACATAGCCGAAGAGGTTGGAAGGCTTGGTCAGGAGATTGACCAGATAGTTGAGGCTGGTGGAGAGGCAAAGGTGACAACAGTTACCAAAGCCACCAGGACAAAATCAATGAATGCGCTATGGTGGGGGTTCTGGATTCCTCAGACTGCAGAGTGGATGAATAACAACGGAGCGAGGATAGAAGTAAAGAACCAGCACGGAAAGGTCATTCACACGCGCCAAGTGGAACCTGATGACGCTCACGCAATGTTTGTGAGCCATTGGCTAGGTGCAACCGATAAAGGCCTTAGAGAGCTAACCAGAGATATGCAGAAGAGTCGATTTCTGTTCATGATGGATAAGCACTCTCATTGGGCGGTGGAGAAAGGGTTGCTGCTTACTTATCCAGAAGACTCGGAATATTCGAGGTTAAAGCGTCAAACGGAGGAATAACCGAAAGGACAAGTTGAAGTTAATACAAGATAATAACAGCACACAAACAACGGAGAGATAGAGAATGATTTTTGAAACAGAAGAATACAAAGTAACAAGCGATAAGCATCAATTTACGCTTTACTCGTTATCAGTGGTTGAGGCTGGTGAAGGTGTTGCGCCTGAGAAGGTTGGTACCGTTAAATCTTCTTTCATCGGGCATTATCCAAAGTTTGACATGCTTGTACGTGGCGCAATTAAGCATGAGCTTTCTAATCAGTCGGTGTTGGATCTAGATGCAATCCACAACCACATCGAAGCTGTTGCGGCTAAGCTTGAAGGGGTGTTGCGATGATTGAGCAAACAGTAGAAGAAAAAGAACTAAGCGAAGACTACAAGTACCGAGAGGTGCAGCGATACTTGACTAACATGATCGAGGGAGGGTTGGAGTTTGTAAGTTATTCACTATCTGTCGGTATAGATAAAAAGCCTTTTTGGTCTGTCACTTTTCGTGGGTCGCTTGGCGGGTGTGTGATGATTGACAGATACACACCTAACGGTTTCGAGATGATTACAAATGCTCACATTGCATTTGTTTGCGGAAGATAAAAAGAAGCCCAGATGATCGGTCTGGGCTAATAGGCTAGGGTTTGGAGATAGAGTAAGGAATATCAATGAAAACTTATGTTAATGATTATTGCAGGGTAAAGGTAAAAACGCAAGCCGTTAGGGGCGTGATTGGCCCAACGCAAAAGAGGTTGTTGGGTATGTTGCGTGCGCTTTAATATTTTATGGTGTATTTACGATCGGACCATGGTTGATTGCTGGTTAAAAACAAGGCCTCATATCGAGGCCTTTTGTTTATTTGTCTTTTGTCTTACTTCCAATACTCGAACCGAAATAAAAGCCACAAACCTGTATTCGCTCATCAAGAAGCCCTTTAATTATCCATCCACAGACATTTCCTATAACAACCACTGCAGCATCTGGGAGCTCGGTAAGAGTTATTGCGGCGATTTGAGCGAGCGCAACCAAGACAACGTATATAACATTAAATCGCATTACACTTTTAGCTATATCGTCGGCCTGTTTATGGTTTGTTGCGTATGACTTCCTAGCGCTTGCCATTTCCTCGTTTTGCAGCTCAAGTTTTCTTATTACAAAGTTGTTGTTGGCTTGATTTAGCTTAAGCATCTCATCTGGAGTTGCTGCCTCAACGGCCTTTGCTAGTACGTTCTGGTCATCCGTCTCGTAGCCAAGAAGTTCTTTTGATGCTATACGGATGGCGGTTGCTGGAAGCGTTGCTCCACCGCTAACAATAGCCCCTACTATATCAGGCGCATAACCTGCAAGTTTCTTTAGCCAGTCCATAATCACACCTTCTTAGACAGTTGAAAGTGAGGGCCATCAAACAAGCTCTCCCAATGACCGCCCCACTCAATAGGGATACCAAGCTCAAAGGCTGCTTTGAAGAATGCACCGGCAACTTTACGGAAGTACTTTGGATCCCACGTAATTTGGCCATTGCGATAAATCTTGATGTCGATAGCCTCACTAACACCGTAATCGTTAGGCAAGTGCCGGCTATTCATTGTCTGAGACTTTCCGTGATCAATCATTTCCTTTTGGCGCTCAATAGTTCGAATCCCTTCACTAATGCCGAAATCATATTTTGAGTACTTCAGGGCCATGTGTGCGACACGTTGCAAATCATCGTCACACTGAGCAAGCTTATTTAGGCTGGACTGGCTGAATTTATGTTGCTGCATAAGTGAAACCTCTCTAATTACCAAACAATCTTTGGCCATGACATTATACCAACTAAACTAGATATTAGTTACCAAGAGGAATGGAAGCCTTCGGAAGGAGGTGAGCCAAATCAGTATATAGCGTGAGTTACCGCTACATGCGCACCGATGCCGTGAGGCACTGTTACCACTTGCGCCGGTAGGGAGCCGGAGCCATTTGAAAATGTGTGGAGAAGAGGCCGCTAGTTGGAATTTCCTAGCGGCCTTTTTGTGTCTAAAAATCGATATTAATATAACTAATTAGTATTGATTAATAACCGTAAGCAGTTAATATTAACCATGTAGAGTTAACAAGGGGTACAAAATGGCAATCGAGTTAAAGTCTTGCCAGTTTTGCGGTAAACAGTTTCACGGTACAAGTCGTGCGATGTATTGCAGCAATAACTGCAAGCAGAAAGCATTTCAAAGGAAGTTAAAGGAAGCAAAGGAGAAATATAATGATACATCCATTTAGCGGTAAAGAAATGAAAGACAAGACACCAATAGAGCACTTGGAAGCAATAGTTAGTGCTGTAAGGGTTGGGATTGACTCTGGGTTTCTATCTAATGATGATGTTGAGCCGATTGCGATGTCATATTTATCAGCTGTAAGTCTAAATAAATGCGCACATAGCCCTGAAGATGTATATGAATATTTATTAAATTGCGTTGATTTTACTAAAGATAAAAAAGATTCATTTGTTTATGTAATGCAGTGCACCGACGGAACTGTAAAGATTGGAAAGTCTGACAATCCAGAAAAGCGGTGCGCGTCTGTTGCATCGATATCCGGAAAGATCATAAAAGAAACTTATTTCCACAAGGTGGAATCATCATCAATCGCACATGCAATTGAAAAGCAATGCCACAAATCACTATCAGACAGGCTGATTTCCGGTGAGTGGTTTGATATTTCATTTAAACTGGCAAAAGAGCGTGTTTTCTCTTATGCCGATGCGGTTAAGTTGCCGCGATTAAATTAAACATACAGATAAGAGAGTAAGTTATGAGTAAGACAACAAATTCAAGTGGTGGTATCGGGTTTACTGGGTTGCTAGCTGTGCTATTCATTGGTCTGAAATTGACTGATAACATTGACTGGTCTTGGTGGTGGGTACTGTCTCCGATTTGGATCCCATTGGCAATAGTAATTCCAGTCCTGATTTTGGCATTTGCTTATGAGTGCAGTAAGTAGCCTTTAGCGGACAGCCAAGTAAGTTAATAAAACAGTAATTGATTAGAAGGGTAAGGGGATAGATATGAACTTAAAAGAGTTGTTGGTGGAGGCGATTCAGGAGCGTTACGACACTGATGGGCATGAAATCCAATATGGTAAAGATGGATGCTATGGTGAAGACTCTGGAGTACTGCTTAATGATGCAATATCCGCAGTCGAGGCGTGTGCTGATAAATATAAGGCCAGCCAAATCAGCGCCAGCACTAAAGCTAACCATTTGCGGGTTAAGGAGTTGGAGGATGAGTTATCAAGTTTAAAGGAAAACTTTTACATGATGCCAAAAGACCCGTGCATTGCAATTATGTTCCCGTTTATAACGGTTCCTTCTGTTGTTGCTGGTGAGTATACGAATTCTGAGTTTTATCATGAGTGGGCAAAAGATTGGTCTAACTGGCCAAACAATAAGTAAAACATAAACCATGAAGCCAGTTAACAAGCTGGCTCAATTGAACCTTGGAGGTTAAGGCCCATGGAAGGATTATATCTACTAATGCTTATGGTTGGTTGTTTGGTTGCCGTGGCTATATGGATAAACGTAAAGCCACAGCCTGAGATAAAGATAATGGAGAAAGATAAGACCTCTGATGAGTGGTGGGAGGTTGGCGATAATGAAGTGGAATAAGCGAACGGCCCGAATAATGTTAACGATACTGATAGTTGCACTGGTTGGACAAGAAACCAGTCAGACAATAATGCGACTACTCAGTCAATCAAGAACAACGATACAAACAAAAATGAACATGTACAGCTTTGGAATGATAGGTGATACCGACCCATTCACAAGGACTGGAAGAAACTCAAGGAACGGCCGACGTGGTGGGAGGAGCGGCAGGAGAGGTAATCGAAGTGGCCGCAATGGTCGCAGGAATGGCAGATATGGTGGTTTACTGCTTAACCTAGATGATGACTACGGGTTTATGACGGTAAGCGTTAAAGATGGAAAGAGATTGCTTGAATTGATGTTTATTGAAAAGAATCGATTTGATGGAATTATCGGGAGGTTTGCTGATTTTGAGTTCAAGATGATATCTGAATGTGACAATCAGTATGAGATAACGGTATATGTTGATGATTTGGAGATGGTGTGATGGGTATTGATATTTCGGGTGGAATGATTATCGGAGCCAATGCAAGCAAGGTTAAAGCGCGGTAGAAAAGTGTGATGATGACTGTATGATGTTTGGTGTTAACGGTAATTACCACGAAGAGTTTTATGACTGGTATGAAAGTGAAGAAATGGAAACTTATAGTTTTCACTATGATGCAGACGAACGATCTCAGGTTATTGGATTTGCAATCAAGGACGTAGAGCCATTATCTGATAAGTTTGATGAGTGGATTAAGGATGTAAAAAACAAATCCACCAAGTTTAAAAAACTTACTGGCATAGAGCCGGAACTAATCGGGATGCAAGACGTTTGGTAAGGAGCTCGACAATTACCGCCAACCCTAACCCTTATGATATAATCGCATAACAATCAATCATAGGGTTAGGTAATGACTGAACTGTTGCTGCTTATTGGTATATCGCCGGTGGATCTATTTGTAATAGTGCAGCTGGCAACATTGATTTGCATCGGGATAAACATCAGAATGATATACAAGAGGAGAAACAAATCTGATGAGCTGAAGGGGGTTGGAGATGAGTCAAAACAGTAACACCATTGGTGCGGTTCTTACTGGAGGGTCTATAGGCGGTGGGCTTACTCAGTGGGTGACACAGAACTCAACAATCATATCTCTTAGCCTGACAGCAGTCTCATGCTTTGCTGGTGTTTTATTCCTATTTCTTAACTGGCGTGAAAACAAACGTCGAAATGATATAGCGCAAAGAGCGCTTGATTCAAGTGGTGGTTAGTTATGTTACAAGCTAAGTTCAAAGATTTTATGGTGTGGCTTGCGGAGATTAAAGAAGAAATGGATCTTGGTGAGCTACCAGAAGACGACACAGCGGAGACATTAAATTTCGACGATTAACTGGAGAGTTAGAGTTATGAAAAGGATTTTGAATAACGCGGAAAGGTCGCTATGCACAAAAGCAGGATGCGGCCTTTTTTGTATCTGCCTGATTGTGGGTGGTATAATGGGTTGGTTATTATAGGTTTAGGTGATGAGTTATGAATAACTTTGAAATGACTGATGAGCAAAAGGAGTTGTTCGATAAGTTAACGCCACTTCAGCAAAAAGTAGCCGTTAACGTCATTTCAGGGATGAGTAATATTGATGCGTATGTTGAAGCTGGTGGCAAGTCTGAAACCAGAGAGTCTGGAGAGGCATCCGTAAGCCGCATGTTAAGGGATGTTAAGGTTAAGGCTTTCGTTGATAGTATGAAGAAAGAAGCGGTCAAATGTGCCGTTATGAGTCGTCAGGAGATGCTAGAGCGACTATCTAACCTTAGCCGTGTAAATATGTCAGATTTAATTGAGTGGCGCACAGGGCGATCTACGAACGCTGAGGGTGAGGAGGTTGAACAAACACTTTGGTCAATTAAAGAATCAGCCGAGCAAGACCCATATGCAATGGCATCAATTGCAGAGGTGACGGCGGGGAAAGATGGATTCAAGATTAAGCAACACTCACCATTGGCCGCAATGAAACAGCTTGCGGACCTGGCCGGATATAACGCAGCCAAGCAGGTTGAGGTTGCTCTAACTGATGATTTTGAATCGCTATTAAGCGACGCTGCTGATGACGAAGAGTGACGAGGTAGAGCAGGCTCTATATTACGTTTACAAATTCAACAATAGAGACCTTACAAAGCAAGAGTTCAAGAAGGCGGTAGGACTGAAGTTCTTCCGCCTTTGTGCGTTTTACTTCATTAAAGATAAGGACGGCAACAAAGTAAGATTCTCTCCTAACGTTGCGCAGGTTGAGTATTACAAGAATTCACACCAGAACGACATAATCCTTAAGGCTCGCCAGCTTGGGTTTACTACGTGGAAAATGATACACGACCTTGATAGTTGCTTATTTAAGAAAAATTTCTCTGCCGGGTGTATAGCTCACAACGATAAAGACTCGAAGGATATATACCGCAATAAGATCCGGTTCGCTTACCAGAACATAAAGCCATCAATCATTAAGCTGCTTGAGTCTATTGGCTACAAGCTCCCGACGCCGACAAATGATAAAGACAACGGCTATGTTTTCACTAATGGATCATCGATTGGCGTGTCAACCGGCTACCGTGGAGGGACTTTGCAATCGCTCCATATCAGCGAGTTCGGGAAAATATGCAAGAAGTACCCAGAGAAAGCGAAAGAGATTGTAACTGGTGCGTTTAACTCTGTCGGTAAAAACTGCACAAAGACAATTGAGAGCACAGCTGAAGGGAAGCAGGGATATTTCTATGATTATTGCCAGGCTGCTCAGAAACTAAAACAGCAAGGCAAGACCCCGGCATCGCTTCAGTTCAAGTTTCATTTCTTCTCATGGTGGATGGATCCGAATTACTTTATCGATGAGGATGTGGATATACCTTCTAGGCTGCTGGATTATTTTGACATCCTAGAGCACAAAAAAGGCATCAAGTTAACTGACGGGCAAAAGAAGTGGTACACGCTAATCGAGGCCGATCAAGGCGACGAAATGAAGCGAGAGTACCCATCCACACCAGAGGAGGCGTTTGAGCAGGCAATTGAGGGTGCGTATTACGCCAATCAATTTAAAGACATATACAAAGATGGCCGTATCTGCGATGGCTGGGGGAATGAAGCTGACGTATTTACAGCTTGGGATATCGGCGTTGGGGATTCGACATCTATTTGGTTCTATCAGCATGTTGGCGATGAAATACACGTGATCCACTACTACGAAAACTCAGGTGAATCGCTAGGTCATTACATAAAATACCTTGAAGATATTGGGGAGGTTAACGGTTGGCACTATGGTAAGCATTGGGCTCCGCACGATATAAACAACCGAGAGTTTGCATCCAAAGGTAAGACCCGCAAGGAGCTAGCTAAGGAGGGTGTTGAATATGGCGGTGTGACCTACTCAATCAACTTTGATGTCGCTCCAAAGTTGGGTATCGATGATGGCATAGAGATGGTAAGGCAACTACTACCTAAGTGCGTGTTCTTCGAAAAGGAAACGGAACGGGGCGTTAAGTGTTTAGAGTCATACCGCAAGGAGTGGAATGATAAGCTAGGCTGCTGGCGAGATAGCCCACTTCACGATTGGTCATCACACGGCGCTGATGCATTTCGTTACCTGGCGGTAGTTGAAAACCAGAGAAGCGCAGGCGGCTTCGTATTCCTGTAATCGACTCGCTAGAAACTAACCGCTCAAATCAATCGATTTTTCCCGTTATACAAATCAACCCGTATTGCTGATAATAGCTGTACGGGTTTTTTATTGGAGTGGAGAAGATGAACAAAGAAAAAGATACGACGGATATTTTAGAGGAGCTGTGCGAGGCATCTGATGATTGCGCATGGTCTCAATGTCGAGGTACTTCTGATGATACACGGAAGTCAGATAAAAACTTTGGCGCGGTTTGGAATAACGCTATCGAGTACTTTTCTGGAAAAGACTCAGCGATAAAACAACTCAATGACGATAAGGCGGAGCTTGCTGGAGCTCTTAGGCATATGATTGAAAGATGGGATGAATGCGAAATAAATCAGGCTGAGCATGGGGACCAGTGGCACGCCAGGAAGATTCTGAAGAAGCACGAGGAATCAATTGATGACTGACACCAAATCCCAAATTCTCTCAGAGGTAGAGTCAGAGTTAGGCCCAGGTTATGTCATGACTGTGGCTGATGCTATGGAGAAGTGTCCGACGCTGTCAAAGATGGTTGAGTTATCAGAAAAGTCAACAATAGTCCTCGATACGTCATGGTGGAGTGATAAGGATATCGAGAGTCTGAAGCAAAAACTTAAAGATAGCACTGGATGTCAATTCAAAATATTGGGAGTAAGTGATGATTGATTTAAATGAAGTGACAGTTGAGAATTTTAATTATTCGAATGTTAAAAAATGGATTGGTGATTACACGCACGCGGAAAAAGTTGAATTTGCGATTAATTGCGCAGAGCTTGTTATCCACCTTTACACAGGAAGCAGTGATGCGCCAAAGAAAGCAATTGAGGCTGCAAAGGCTTGGCTAAAAAAACCATCGGAAGAAAACAGGAAGGCTTGCAAAGCTGCTGCTGCTGCTGCTTATGCTGCTGCTGATTCTTATGCTGATTCTTCTGCTGCTGCCGCTGATTCTTCTGCTGCTGCCGCTGATTCTGCTGCCGCTGATTCTTCTGCTGCTGCCGCTGATTCTGCTGCTGCTGCCGCTGCTTATGCTGCTAGTAAATCCATTAAAGAAAAGATAATTGGATTCATCACTGGCAAGCACAATAAAGACCTAAAGCCACGCACAAAGGTTGAGTATGTGCTATGTGAGTTTAGTAGTTTATCTGATTTGGTTTTAGCGTGTGAGAATGGTGATAGCCTTTATCTTGAGCATGTTGAAACTAAAGAGAGGAAAAAGACTGATGTGTATGGTGCAATATCGATGCACCGTCATAACGATCCAATTTACCGCAAAGTCGAGCGTGAGGTTGAGTGGTATGAAGATATCCCAGCAGGTGGCGTGTTGTGCTATGTGTCTGATGCTCTTGATGACTATAAGCTAGTTATTAGCATTGCAGGTTACAAGGATTCCTTGTTGAGCAAGTTTGTTGATAACTCTGGCGGTAATTGGCGAACTGCGACCCCACTAACAAAAGCAGAAATCCAGAAACTAATGGATAACGCGCCAGAATAGCCCATAACACCAACTCAATGTATAATAGCCTCATTAACCGATGAGGCTATTATATGTCACTAACAGTCAACGAAATTACAATGGCCGCCAACTCTGCCGCTGAAACCATTGCGAGGCAGCGTATGATGTTGGCTGGGTCTAACATAAATACCAAACACACCCGCCTATATGCAGAATTCGGATGGATTGATCATCCTGTGTTTGAGCAATTCTATCAACTATACCGCCGCAACCCTGTAGCCCGTGCGATTATATCAAAGCTGAACAAAGGTACGTTTCAGACGATGCCACAGGTTATCGAGGGTGATATCGAGGATAGCGACGACGAGCGGTCTGATAATGAGCTCGCTGCTGATGACTTCCTGAAAACGTGGTGGCCAAAGATTCAGGATGGTGACAAGCGCAATCTGGTTGGTAAATACTCCGCGCTAATCCTGAGTATTCGTGATGCAAAAAAGATGGACCAGCCAGTAACTGGCGCATTAAATGAGTTCTCGATATTCCGTATCCGCCCTGTATGGGAAGACCAGTTAGAGCCCATAGAGTGGAACCAGGATGAGACTAGTGAGAATTACGGCGACGTGACCATGTACTCATTTACCGAATACAGCTCAGTCGCTGATAAGACAAACCTTGCCAAGCCTACTCGTCTAGTTAACATTCACCCCGACCGAGTGATCATTATCAACGAGGGCGTTGAGGACTATACGCTAGAGTCCGGTGAGTCGATGCTAGAGGCCGCACTAAACTCATTGATGGATATAGAAAAGGTCTCAGGCAGTGCAGCTGAGGGGTTAAGAAAGAATGCATCAAGGCAGCTAGCGATTGATTTTGACAAGGATACAGACTTCGGGCAAATGATGGCCGTTTACGGTGTCAATCAATCGGATCCTGACGCGGCAAATTTATTCCGCGAAAAGTTCAATGAGCGAATGGCTGTGCTTAATACTGGGGTTGACGGAGCAATTATAGGGAAGGGGATGAAAACAGATATTCTATCCGTAGCGCCAGCTGACCCTGAACCTACCGTAAAGATGCTAGAGCGCCATTCAATAGCACCGTCTGGGATGCCTTATCGCTCTGTTATCGGTAATGAAACAGGCGAACGAGCATCAACAGAGGATAACGTAGAGAAGAACAACGTATTCATGGCGCGTCAAACGGGGCATGTAAACTCAATCCTGACGAACCTATTAAGCCGAATGATGCGCTTTGGTGTTCTGCCTATGTTTGATTTCAGCTTCAAATGGCCCAACCTGAACGAAGCCAAGGATGTCGAGAAGCTTGAGCTGATGGAGAAGGCAATAAAAGTTGGAGTTGAAAGCACCAAGGCCTATGCAGAGCCGATTATCAAGCCAAACGAGATACGCGCACTTGGCCCCGACTCAATCAGAGAGCTGGATGAGTTTACCGACGAGCAAATGCAGGCAAGGGAAGATGCCGATGACGATATTAATCCAAGGGTGGAATAATGGTTATCCTTCCTCGAAACAAGAATGCTCCAGCTGGCTCCAAAACAGTCAGCAGTGCATTTGCTGTGCTGACCGAGAAGTACAAGGATATCAACCGGCAGATTAAGGCTAAGATACTTGCCATCCCGACAACTCCGGCGCCAGCAACAAACCAGTTCGTATTCATTAATGGTGGCGAGCCTATTCTGTATTCCGTGAATGCCGATGTTAGCTATGACATTGGAAGCTCATCGTACAAGCGACTACTGGCAGAGGTTGAGGCTATCATTGACTCGATACTGATGAGTGGCGGGAAGAGGAATTTATTCTTCTATGAGTTCCTTGAGACCGAATCCAAGCGCGGAACGAAGGATGCATTTAATAACCTGGCTGCGCAGTCGGCGCTATACGAAGAAAAGGCGTCGCTGATTAAGGTACTAACAAGCAAACCCTTTATAACAAGACTATCTATCGCTGAATCTGCATCATGGACTAGCTGGAAGGGGCTTGCAGAGAAGGCTAAGGGCGAGATTGCCAACATCCTGAAGGATTCAATCACTCGCGGCGTGTCGACTAGGGATGCCACTAGACTAGTTAAGGAAAGGCTCGATGTTAGCCGTAGTGACGCAAGGCGCATAGCTCAAACGTCGCTGCTTGGCGCGTACAGGGAGGCTAATCGCAAGGAGAATGAGCGAGCGGACGAGCAGTACGGCATTAGAACGGAAATGCTATGGACATCGGCCCTAATACCCACGACTCGACCTTGGCATGCATCAAGGCATGGGAGAATATACACAAGGGAGGAGGTTGAGGAATTCTATGCAGAGAGAGGCAATCGCTATAACTGTTACTGCGCCCAGACTGCCGTATTAATCCAAGAGGGCAAGCCTGTAATATCGCAGGTCGCACTCAAGAAGATGGATAAAGAGAAAAAAGCTTGGGATAAAACGCAGGTGAAGAAGAAAACTAAGGCCGCTTAATCGCGTCCATTTATTACTTTGTTGGCGCTGGTGGTAGTGGTTTCCAGTGGGTTATCATCGATACTGCTATATGATTTGGTGTGTACCCATGAAAACCATTATTCTTGGTGTACATCATCGTCGCCATTGCACTATCGGAATAGACCAGAACCCAATCGAAATCCGGATTAGGCAATCGCTCATCAACACTAATCCAACTATCGGCTCGGGTGTTCCATTGTTTCTTCGCTGTTTCGTAACACCATTCGTGATCATTATAAATAGCACCATCCGTGCGGGTTATGCGGCATGAATTACATTTCAATTGTACTTTTCTTGTCTTTGTGTGGTCATTACCAATGTATTTAACATCTATATCTTCACACCCGCAGTATGGGCAAGGTAGTAAATCATTTTTCTCTGTAGAACTCATCGTGTAACTCCTTTGCTTTTTTTGATCTTGCCTCCGATGCTTCTTCTAATGTGTCAAAGCACCCTAGGGAATATCTTTTACCGAAGGCTTGCACTCTGGCTCTGAATTTACCGTTAGGCATTAACTTTACGCCTTTGCGCCCCGTTGTGCTGTTTTTGTTAAGTTTCCTATTTTGTTGATTCTGGAATCTATTGCACAGCCTTAAGTTTTCTCTTTGATTATTTAGTTCATCACCATCTATGTGATCTACATGCTTTAATTCACTAGCCACTAATATCAATCTATGCATCTTTACTGTGGAGCCCATGATTACCGATTCTGCGTATCTGTCATAAACACTCCATTCAATAGATGAAAGCCAATCAAAGTCACAGTCAGAAACCAATATCGAATCGCCCTGCCTGCTCTTTATTTTTTTCATAAACCAAACCTTAATTACGCCCTTTTACTCACCTTAAATGGTCACAAAATAAATGCCAAACGGACACGGTTTTAAATCACTCATCAATCACCCCTTATTATCAATTGCGTTGCAGATCGCCCACGCAGCAATGAGCGTCATATTGAGATACCATATCTCATTTCGAACGCTGAACTCTTCTATAACATGACCCGCAATTATGACTAACGACAATATCATTGTTGCGATAATGCATACCTTTTGGCCGTTACTAATCATCACTCACCCCTTATTGCATAACCGACCTTAATTGGGTCGAAGTAAATGCGATTTCCATCACCATCGTAATGCCCGCCCCACCCACGCTGCCTTGCTTTTATCTTATTCCAGACGGAGCCTTTCTTTTTTCCATTCTTTCGATTGTTCTTTGATTTAGGCATCACTCATCACCCATAAGGTACTCAACAACATCTAAAGCAATGAACTTTGACTTCACGCTTTCCATTGTTTCGAGATCGATAACCTTAATCAGCTCGTACTCCTTATCGCCCACGCAGCACCCGCAAGTACCGTTACACGCATTAATCCCGCCGATGGTTTGTTTTTCGCCGTCAGAGTCAATTACCAGTGCCGCCTCTGTATCGCTCATATTTTTAAATATTGATGCGTTAACTTTCATAAATTCCCCTTAGTTGATAGCTCAATGGTAAGCCTGAGATTTGTGGTTGTCAATATCTAAATTAACCAATAGGTTGACATTAAATGTGCAAAGCCCATAATGGCTATATAAATTAAATCAGGAGGTAGTATGGATTTGGCTGAATCGGTAAGGGTTGGTCTGGCAAAGAAGCATAAAAGTCAAAAATGGCTTGCTGGTGAGTTAGGGGTGAGCGTGCAATTCGTTAGCTTCCTATGCACGGGCCGGAAAACACCAAGCGTTAGCATGATATCTGTGATCGCTGAGGTTTTTGAGGTGTCGGTGTCTGAATTTATTAAGTGGGGTGAGTAATGAATAGAATTGTATGCATAAAAAAGGATGAGCCCGTAACAACCTCGCAGATAATCTCTGAATGGACAGGCAGGGAGCACGCAAGAAAATGCTCAAGTGGTGAGGTTTCCGGATACGGGAACCCGCTATTTAGAGTTGATAAAATGGAGAGAATAGAGCTATGAACACACCGATGACAGGGCAAAGTATAATGAATCAGATTTGCCATCTTCTTAACATTGAGCAAGAGTCTGAGAGGATTATTTCACTGAAAATAAACGTTCCTATTGATGGGTTGGTGACTGTTGAGAAGGAGTTTGAGTGTACAAACAGGCAGGATATTTCAATTGTTGAGATTAGAGATAAGGGCGATCAGCATGGTAAGTACACGCCTGGTAAGTGCGAATACAGGCAAGACGACTAAGCCCTTCGGGGCTTTTTTTATATCTGCTGTTTAGTGATACAATATACAAAACCTAGGAGGAGTACTGATGAAGCGAAATATCCTTTTTTTCACTAACATCAAAAAGAGTCAAATCAAGAAGGTTAACGGCAACTACGTAATCAGCGATATCCCTATTACAGTAGATGACGAGGTAATGAATAAAGTCCATTACGACAAATCCGAGAACGCCAAAGGCATGAAGTCGATGATTGGCAAGCCTGTCACGCTGTCACATCCTCACGTTAACGGAGAGAATGTATCCGCAATGGAGGGTAATGGGCTTCGTGATTACTACTCTGGCGGGACTATTACCAGTACATCAAATAGTGATGGCGTCTGGTACGCTAGCGCTGAGATTAAAGAAAAGATCATGCGCGCGCAGGATGACGGCGATCGTTATGCGAATGCGCTTGATAACATGGATAACGTCGGTGTTAGTACCGGTCTTACTTTTGAGCGAAATGAGATAAGCGGTGTCAACGCAAAAGGTAAGGCATACACACGCCGAGCTGTAAATCAGAATTATAACCATCTGGCAATGCTTCTCGACGAGCGCCCAGCTGGCGGGGGTGCAACTGTGATGAGGTTTAACTCTGAAGACACAGACATTGTGGACCTAGATGAAATCATTGCAAACCGCAGCTCAGAACAATCAGATCCTGATGGTGCACTTATTAGCAAAATTTGGAATAAGTTGGTGAATGCTGTAAAATCTACACCAGATGGGCAGTTAAGCCCTGACACCAAATTAACCACCAAGGTGAGTAATCATATGAGTAAGTTTTTGGAGGCCTTGAACAAGGCTAATATCGACACTAAAGATATGACAGACGATCAGGTCTTCGAGGCTTATAATGCCATGAAGGATGAAGAGGCGAAAGCCAAAAAAGACGAAGATGAGACCAAAAAGAAAGACGAGCCAAAAACTAACGCCTCTGATGAGAAGTTAAACGCTCTGATTTCAGAGGTGAATTCTCTAAAATCTCAGATTGCAGACAACGCCGATGAGAAAAGGTCTGACGCAATCAAAACTATCATGGCGCGAAACAGTTCATTTGCAGAAGATGAGCTAAAAGAGTTTCCAGAGTCTGCGATTAATAAGCTGCTTGCTGAAGCTCAACCGGCCGCTGGTCTTCTTGGTGGTCGAATGCAGGCGAACGCATCAAAAGACGAATTAGACGATTACATTCCGGAGTAAGGGGAAATCATGGGACGCTATAACCGAATCAATTTAGACGGTAAGAGCATTACCGAAACGGCACTAGTCGAAGAGGCAACCCTTCCTGGCTCAGTGGTAGTTTACAACTCAACAACAACCAAATATGACAAGTTCGCTACAGCAGGCGGCGGATCTGGCATTCAGTTATACGTAACTCACACTGACAATCTTGTCGGTGAGACATCAGATACAGCTGTTGCTGCTGACACGACTGGTGTATTCGAGTACATCGAAAAGGGCCGAGAGTTGGCTGTCCTTGTTGATGCGACTTCCGTTCTAGTGAAAGACTCTCCGCTAACTCCTGGAGCAATCGCGGGACAACTTAAAATCGGCACTCCCGCAACAGATCATATCGTTGCATTCTCACAAGAAACATACACCGTCGGTGCTAGTGCTGAACTAGTCCGCGTTCGTGGCGCATAGGAGATAAATAATGCAAGTTAACTGCATGACATTCAACAAAGCGGCTATCGAATCGGATCGTCGCACTAAGGCTCAATTTAACGAGCTGAATTCAATCCGTAAATTTCACAACATCGATCAGAAAAATATTCTCGGCGTGTACGGGAATGCAATGGATGAAGTCACGTTCCAAAAAAATAGCGCCGGTATTCTGACTCGTGACTGGTGGCGTGAGGTGGACAATGTTATCACTGAAGTGCGTGACCATGATCAGGGGCGCGAGTTCGTGACCGACTTGATGGGCGTTGCTAGTCCGCTGCCAATCGGCAAGACCGTGAAGTTGTACACCAATGGCGGCGACATTGAAGGCTCTGTTGAGCGCTCGATGGACGGTCACACTCCAACGGTATTTGACTACTTGGAGACAGAAACTGACGGCGACCCTGTTCCTATCTTTAGTGCTGGTGTCGGCATTAACTGGCGTCACTGGTCTGGACTCGAAACTGAAAACGTCGATCTACTAACATCATCGCAGCGACGCAAAACCGTCAAAGTAATGTCTGACATTGCGGATTACTTCCTTGATGGCGATGCTAAAATTAAGGAAAAATCATACGAAGGCCAAGGCATTCGAAACCACCGTCACACCAAGAAGATTAATCTCGGTGCTGGTGGTGTTAATATCAACCTAGTTACAGCGACAAATGACGAAATTATCGCGTTCTATACAAAAGATTTCGCAAAAGAGCTTGATGATAACTATGTCGCATTCGTTGATAAGATGTGGGTAACGCCTGCCCTTGGTCGTCGCCTTTCTGAGCCGTATTCAAAGTCTGGCGAGTTTAAAGAAGGCACCCTTGGTGACTATATTCTACGCTACGGTCGCATCAAAGAGTTTAAAGTTACATTTAAACTGACTGGCAAGGCTGGCGATGGTAATGAGTTCTTCTGCTACGTTAAGAACAAAATGTTTATATCTCCACTTGTCGGCGCATCTGTTGGCATGGTTCCAATGGCTCGAATGAACCCAATGGATAACTATAACTTCCTGATCTGGGGCGCGATGGGACTCCAGATTCAGGGTGATGTGAACGACCGCGGTGGTGTGTTCTACGCGGCAGACTTGGATTAATTATGGCTAAGTACGAGGTTGTAAAGCCTTGGGGCCATCAGGTTAGCAAGGGTGATATTATCGACACAGATAATCTTCACCCATCGCTTAAGCCTCATGTCCGAGAGGTCGCTGAGAAGGCTTTCGAGGTGCAAACACCGAAGCGAAAACCCAAAAAGAAAGCTGAAGATTAAATCAAGCCCCGCCAAGTGCGGGGTTTTCTTTATGTGTGATAGAATAAATTAAACAACCAGGAGGAAACACAATGGCAACTATTCCAGTATTAGATTTATCTGAATCCGCTCAGAATTCGGTGATCCCGCTAGACCTATCAACCGGCCCGCACACGTGGTCATATAAGAACGGCTCATTCACACTGTTGGTTAGCAACGGGGATGTGGCAAGCATTACTGTTAACATCCTCGGTGCTGGTGTTACAGCTCACGATTGCGCAAATGTTGGCTCTATCGATCTATCTAGCGGAAAAGATATCACCTGTGTAAACGGTGAGGTGACTAGCGTTCAGCTTAATCAAATCTCGGCATATTTTGGTGATATTGGGAACGAGGTAACATTCACAATCACAGGGGCTACCAGCCTATCAACCGCATACATCGCAAAGGTGTAACAGGCAAGGTTATTTGCTATCATCAAGAAGCACAGGGAAGTGCTATCTAAAATGGTTGCCGTGGTAATACGCGGCATCCCCTCTAAGGAAATGAGGTTTTACAATGGCAAAACGAACGTACTTCAAAGACCCTTCTGGGAATACCGTCATTCCCGTTTCAGATGATTCCTTTTATACCGACCTACTATCAGTATCAAACGATGTTGCTGATGTGTACCTGTCATTTTACTCCGACGCATCCGGTGACACTCCTGTTACCCCTACTGCAGGTACAGTTTCAGCGTGGGGCGAGTACGAGTCAGGGTTCTGGCTTGAGGCTGTAGGTGATAAGGTTTTGGCCGCAAACGTTTCACCACCAGACGCGGCTTATACTCCGCAGACAATTAATGGGTGCACGGTTCGGGCTAGAGTTGATCTCCTCGGAGTTACCGGAGCTGCTTACTTCCGCGGCTATGTATTCAAAAGGAGTTAATATGAGCTACCCAGGCGTTACACCAAAAGGGCTTTATTCAGGCGAAAGGGCGGTAACATCACAGTCTTACACGGAGGCAAATATAAAGAACGGATCCCAGTTTGAGGGCTCGGCGGATTTCGGAACGGTAGCAACGGCGACCGAGCTGAAAACCGTGTTTCTAACTGGCGCGCTGCCGGTATCGCTAAAAGGAAGGACTGTAAGCTTTACGGGGGAAGGTGTTCAAGCGGAGGTATACAAAGCGCCCGCTTATACTGGAGGAAGCCCAGCAGCATACCAAAACGCAACGGATATATCACCGAACATTGGTTTGTCGCAGATAATTGTGGGTGCAACTATAACCAATGATGGCTCACTACTGTTCGCGCCGATATACGCGTTCGGCAATGCGTCAAATCAGGGAAAGGGTGGGGTGTTAACACTTGTTGAGCCTGAGCACATACTGGCCCCAAATACCGCTTACATGCTCAAGATAACAAGCTTGGATTCTGGAAACCAAAGGATAGCTTCTCACCTTTCGTGGTATGAGGGTGAACTTGATCTTCCTTTGCCATAAGTAAAGCCCGTCATTTTCGACGGGCTTCTTCTTCTATTTCTCTATCTCTCTTAACCCGACGTAGGAATTCTTTAATTATCGGGTTGGCTGGCATTTTCTAGTAATTCTGTGTTTTGATGGATATTGCCTTTGCGATCGTAATCAAGTGACATCTGAATAACACAAGATAAAGTAACAACCCCGCACCAATCACTTAGTACACCTTCAAAAGAAACTCCGTGATAAGGGTCTATAATTACTTTTGCAAGACCATACCCATCAACAAGGTAAAGATCACCCTCGTAAACCTCAACACCGTTTGTGTCTTTAAGTCCGGTGTATTGCCTGATCTTAATTTCAACCCCTCTATATGACCCAGCAAAACCATCTTCGACGTAGCAAAAAAGCTTAAATCCATCAACATGGAATTGGAGATTGAAGTCAGGGTCTTCGTGCAATTCTTCTTGCGTCCAAACTTCATCATCAACAACAAACTCAAACTTAATCTCTCTCACAACTCCCCCTTACTCAACTCACCAACAACAATCGCCGCACCTGCAATACCTGTAAGCACAGCGGCCAAACCTAGTAACAACCACGCGTTATTTTCGTTCATTAACAGCCCTCATTAACTGTTTGCCAAGATACTCTGTATAAGCCGGTGGTATTGCTTGAGCTAATTCTTTTTGCCCTAACCAACTAATCCCCATGGCCTCCCTGGCAAATGGCACTCCTGAGAAATGACCAACAACCTGAATAAACTCACCATCTTTTGGAGCTCTCCCCATTTTTGCATTCTTTGCAATGTGCTCTGGATGCTCTGGAACAATCAGTTCAATATTGCTTTCAAACAATCTATGGCGGTATGTCTTAAGTCCGAACATCCCACCGCACAGCATTACCGGATCAATGAGTGGCGCGTCCATTGTGTTTTCGATTATCCAAGGCTTGTCTCCAGCCTCGTTAAACATATCCCTAACCCTTTCGATAAAGCATTCGTACACTTTCCCTTTAGCCTTGTGCGTCTTTGTTGACTTGGTGTTATTTTGGCATGGCGGGCTTGCGTGCCATGCATCAAACAAGTGATGATTCTTCTTAAAAAACTCAATAGCATCATCTTGTATAAACTTAAACGGGTACTTGGGCTGAGGGTTTATATCAACACCCCAAACCTCGAAACCAGCATCAGCATAACCTTTGCCAGCCCCGCCACCACAACAAAATAAATCAACTAAAATTGGCTTACTCACAAAACCCCCGCTACAATCATCAATAAACCCTTTGCAAGTAGTAACACCATTGATCTAATCATGAGTTGCCTTTTGCTTTCTTTAAAGCCAGCTCTGCTTTAGATACGATATTGTTGTAATCATCATCGTAATACTCACAGGGAAAGTTCATACCAAGAACCGACTCCAAAGCCTCAACAAGTGCGTCATGGCTGTTTATCGCTTTAGCTGCGGACTGACAGTGACCAGCATATTCAAACACTGCGATTTTTGCGCCATCCTTAGTTTGAAGCCTTATTTCATCCTTTCCATTTTTAACATTAATCCCCTCGTGGGATACCAACTCACAACCACCAAAACATTTCATAAAATCAACTCCAAAGCCCTACCAATAACCAAACCATAACCACACGCACAAAATGCAGTCGCTAAATACTCAACCAGTAGTGAGTATTGATTCATTTTCAGCCTCCAACTTTTTGATTAGGCAGGTAGCGGCGGCGCGTAGTGGGTTATTGTTGAACGACGTATACTTAGTCGTCCAGCCCATTCCGATAGAGCCATCTATAAGCGTTTTTGCAAGATAGTTAAACTCGCAATCATTTGAAGTTGGAAGAATATAAACGTCAAATTTGAGCATTAAAGGCCCGACATCTGCCCATGAGTTGCAGTAGTCTTTTATATCAACCTTAAAATCAAGAAGGCTAACAGCTATAACCTTTATTTTTTTACGCTTGTAACATATCACCGCATCAGCAACATCGCTTTTGTTAAGCCAAATCAAACTATCCAGCTTTGAGTTAACCTCAAAATCACTCTTATCATCCCAATTCATATCACCCACCTATCCTAACTTGTTCTATATACCATAATAGCTCACCAGCCATTTCAGAAACCTTGCGCTTATCTTCTTTGCGCTTGATTACCGGCTTGGTGCGTT